AGATTATACGAAATCCATGATTTTGCTAGAGCAATACTAAGAAAGGCACAAGAGAAATGAAAACACCGTTTGATTTAGAAGATGACATTCAAAAGGTTTGGTCGGTCAAAGAAGATATAGAGTTATTGATTTGGCGTTACATAGACCACCCTGCTCATATGTCAGCAGACGAAGTATGGAATCATTTGGCTGGTATCGCTAGTAGGCTTGACTTATACTGCGAGAAACTATGGGATACCTACTGCCAAAAGTTTGAGCTAGATGAGTATGCCTCAGACGAAAAGAAAGCCTATCGTAAAGCCATGCTTACGAAATACTTTGAGGCTTTAAAAGAGGGCAATGAAGCTGGCAAAAAGACTAAAAAGAAAAAGAAATGAGCTACTCAATTAAAGACGAGGAAGGCTACAAAGTTCGTGTAGTTGGTAGGTTAGAAGAAGCAAAGGCTATATGTGCAGTGCGGGAAGGCTGGACATATAAATTTATACATAAACCAAAAGAAACAGTTGATTTAACAAAGTTTGAGGAGGCTTTAATATGATTGAAAGTTTAGCAAAACCACAACCATTAGATAACGATATAGCAGTTATGAAAATCATTCAGCTTATGGGACAATTAAGTCTTAACGATATTGGCTATGTTTTAAATATAGCTAGTCAAGTATACGAAGCTACTGCAAAGGAAGCGTGATGGAAGAGAAAGATTGGAAAGCCGAATACGAAGTAATGCGTGACGCATACCATGATGTCTTGAAGCAGATGGCAAGCCTTACTCAAGAAGTTGATGAGTTAAAGGAAGTGCTAGATAAAGCTTTAAGTGCATGGGCTAAAGACATGGAACGGATACGAAAATGACTGCATGGTCTTACAGTAGCATAACCCTATTTGAACAATGCCCTAAGAAGTATTACCATTTAAGGGTAGCTAAGGATATTAAAGAACCTGAATCCGAAGCTATGAACTACGGTAAAGACCTACACCTAGCCGCAGAAGAATACATTCGAGACGGCAAGCCCCTACCAGCTAAGTACGCCTTTATTCAGGAGATGCTAGATAAATTAAAAGCAGTCCCCGGCGAGAAGCTATGCGAGAATAAATTAGCAGTAAAGATTGTAGATGGTGGCAAGCTAGCCCCCTGTGACTTCTTTGATAAGAACGTTTGGTATAGAGGTATAGCCGACCTAATTATCCTAGACCGAGAGAACCAAGAAGCTCGCATCATTGACTACAAGACTGGCAAATCGGCAAAGTATGCGGATACTAAGCAGTTAAAGTTACTAGCCGCTTGCGTGTTTACACACTACCCTGAGATTGCAATTATCAAGGCGGGGTTGTTATTTGTAGTATCTAAAGAGTTTATTAAAGAAGAATACAGTACGCACCATAGGTTAGCTTATTTTGAGCAGTTCAAGCCCCTCGTAAACCAGTTAGATTCTTGCTTGGAAACAGGGGTATGGAATCCAAAGCGGAACTTCACTTGTCCTAAACACTGCCCTGTATTAGAATGTACGCATAATGGAAGGAACACATAATGCCCTACAAGAACAAAGCAGACCGTAAATATACTAATGCCGTTAAATACGAAGACACTCCTGAGCAAGTAAAGCATAGGGAAGAACGTAACAAACTACGCCGTAAGCTGTTAAAAGAAGGTAAGGTTACTAAGGGTGATGGGAAAGACGTTGCCCATAAAAAGGCAATGGACAAGGGCGGTACAGCTAAGGATGGTTACTTTGTACAAGATGCTGGAGCTAATCGCTCATTCAAAAGAGACGCTAAACGTAACTTGGTATCAGAAGTAAGTGCTAAGGAACGCAAGAAGAAATAAGTTGTAGTATTGAACCACAGGATAGGGTATGAGTGCCTAGCTGGTTCGGGGTCGAGTGCCCTTCATGAGTAAACCGTATCAGTTGGTAATTGGTTTTTGTAGTTAGTGCTCACGTGCTAACCACCTTTCACCCGAACGAGCCAACGGACACTGGGAAAGACTAGAAAAATTATAAAGCTTGAAGCGGACACCGCTTTCAGGCTATTTAGTATCGGAGAAAACATTGGACATTATTGATAACAGGGCGTTATTGCTCAAGGTTCGTGACCCGAGCCGAATCACAGGTGTGATTCCCAAGAGCAAACTTATTCGTTCTGAAGGAGAGAACTATCACGAAGTCCTCGTGCATTGGGGTTTGGAGGAAATGCAAGTCCTCAAAAATTTAAAAATACAAAACATACCCTCACCAATTAAAGGTAAGTATGTTTGGCCCGGTCAATACAAACCTTTTGAGCATCAAAAAGAAACCGCATCATTCCTAACCTTACATCGTAGGGCTTTTGTATTTAACGAACAAGGCACAGGCAAGACTGCTTCAGCTATATGGGCGGCTGATTACTTAATGAATCTAGGACTAATCAAACGAGTTTTAATTGTATGCCCGCTATCTATTATGGATGCCGCATGGCGTGCAGACTTGTTTACGTTTGCTATACACCGCAGAGTAGACACAGCCTATGGCAGTAGAGAAAAGCGTAAAAAGATTATTGAAGGTAACGCCGAGTTTGTAATCATTAACTTTGACGGCATAGAAATTGTGCACAACGAGATTGATAAAGCTAACTTTGATTTAATTATCGTTGATGAGGCTAATGCCTATAAAAACCCTACTACAAATCGCTGGAAAGTATTTAACTCGTTAATCAAACCACATACTTGGTTGTGGATGATGACAGGAACTCCGGCGGCTCAATCACCAGTAGATGCCTATGGCATAGCTAAGCTGGTTAACCCTTCAGGAGTACCTAAGTTTTACTCGCACTTCAGAGACATGGTTATGCAAAAGATTACTATGTTTAAGTGGATACCCAAGCCTAACTCCGAAGATGTAGTCCACAAAGTATTACAGCCAGCCATACGCTATACCAAAGAGCAATGCCTTGACCTGCCTGAGATTACATACCAAACGCGTGAAGTCCCTCTAACCTCACAGCAACAGAAGTATTACGATATGCTACGCAAGCAGATGCTGGTTCATGCGGCAGGGGAAGAAATCACTACCATCAATGCGGCGGCTAATCTTAACAAATTGCTTCAGCTTTCTTGCGGTGCAGTATATTCAGACACAGGCGAGATTGTTGAGTTTGATGCGTCTAACCGCTTAAGAGTGTTGAAAGAAGTTATAGATGAATCTAGCCATAAAGTGTTGGTGTTTGTACCATTTAGGCATGCCATCGAAGTTATTAAAGAAAGTCTCGAAGCAGATGGCTATACAGTAGACCTTATACATGGTGGAGTACCTGTAAACAAACGTACAGAAATCTTCAAGAAATTTCAAGAAACTCCAAACCCTCGGGTATTGATTATCCAACCACAAGCCGCTAGTCATGGCGTGACCCTTCATGCCGCAAACACAATCGTATGGTGGGGTCCGATTACCTCCTACGAAACCTATGCTCAAGCTAATGCTCGGGTACACCGAAGCGGGCAGAAAAACCCTTGTACAGTTATCAGGCTCAAAGGCTCAAGCGTGGAGAAAAGACTATACGAAGCACTGCAAAATAAGCAGGACATTCAGGGAAGTATTATGGCGTTGTACAATGACTTACTTAGTTGACATTGTTAAGAGTTATAGTATACTTACAAGAAAGGAGAATGAATGACAGCTATGCGTAACCCTGATGCGAAGCATATTGACTTTGCTGACCTAATTGGGATTATACCTAGCAATCCTAGATTTCTTCCTTCTAACCTAGATATGGTACTTGAAAGAAAAGGTGACTTTTTAATAGGCGAATGGAAAAGACCAAATGAAAGTATCAGTAGAGGACAAGAAATTCTCTTACAAAACTTAGCCAAAAAGCCGGGGTTTCTTGTAGTGCTAATCGAAGGTAATACTGACGATGGTATGGAAGTAAGTAAGGTGCAATTATTTAACCCGCACAGAGGATGGGTAGATTGGGGAGATAGTGTAGAAAGTTTAAAAAGCTTAATTACACAGTGGTATGAGAGAACAGAGAGGAAAACAAGATGAGCGAACAAGTACAGGCAGATAAGCTAGCCAGTGCGTACATAAAAATGCGAGACAAGCGTAAAGAAATTCTTGCGGCTTATGAAGATGAAGACAGAAAGATTGAAGCACAGATGGAAATGGTAGCCGAGGAATTATTAAAGCTATGCAAGGACATTGGTGCAGATAGCATCAAGACGGCAGTTGGCACTGTATTTAGGTCTGTAAGGACGAGATACGAAACTACTGATTGGGAGAACATGTATGCTTTTATTAAGGAACATGATATTCCGCAAGTCTTAGAACGCCGTATAAGTACCACAAATATGAAGCAGTTTTTAGATGAAAACCCAACGCTAATGCCAGTTGGCATGAATGTTAATAACAAGTACACAGTTACTGTAAGGAGAAAATAACAATGGAACACTTGCCATTGACAGTCGATGAGGTTGCGAAGATACTACGTGTCTCTCGACAAACAATTTATGTTTTATGTAGGGAAGGAAAACTACCGCATTTTAAGGTAGGAACAAAACTGCGTTTTCACAAAGCAGATATTGAAGCGTTAACCAACACAACAAGAGGAGTAGTAAATGAGTAACGAACTAAGTATGTTAAAAGGAAACCTACCAGCCCACTTGCGTGGCGGTGTAGACGAAACAACCAAAGCCCTTATGGGTGGTGGTGCAGTATCCACAGGACCAAGCATCAAGCGTATTTCAATTAAGGGTTCTGTATTCCGTATGGTAGTTGAAGGCAAGGAAGTTGCTAAGAACGAAGAGCGCTCAATGAATGTAGTTATCGTTGGAGCGGCACAGCATAACTCCCGCACTTTCTACGAGGCTACTTTCTCAGAAGGTCAAGGCGCTAAGATGCCTGATTGCTTCTCTGATAACGGTATCGGACCAAACCCAAAAAGCACAGCCCCACAAGCGGCTACTTGCAAAGATTGCCCACAGAACGTAGATGGCTCACACCCAAGCGGTAAAGGGCGTGCGTGCCGTTTTAGTCGCCGTCTAGCAGTATTGCTTGAGAACGACCAGCATGGCGACATCTTCCAATTAACCCTACCAGCGCAGTCTATTTTTGGTAAGGGTATTGATGGTAAATTACCATTAGAAGCCTATGTACGCCTCTTGGGTACAAACAACGTATCAGTGACTTCAGTAGTTACAGAGATGCGTTTTGACACAAGTAGCGCCACACCAAAACTTACTTTCAAAGCGGTTCGTTATTTGGAAGAAGACGAGTTTGCTAACGCACTAGTTAAAGGTAAGACAGCAGAAGCTAAGACAGCTATTGGTCAAACCCCTGCGGCTATTGATGGTGCAGTTGCTATTGAAGCACCTAAGCCAAAAGCTAAGATTGCAGACCCTGTGTTAAATGCGGTTGAAACTGAAGTTGAAGTAACGCCTGAGCCAGTAAAGCGTGCTAAGAAGACTGAAGCGGAAACGCCTAAGGATATTAACGCTGTCCTAGACGACTGGGCATAATAGTAA